CAAGGGTTTACTTGACCTCCGCCAGTGTTTCCGACAGGACTTGGTTTTGCTCCCATTCCAGCAGCAGAACTAGGTTTGAAATGATGTTCCCAACCACTGCCAGGGTTTTTGAGACTACTGAGATAGGTGTTTAAATCTTGCTCAACTCCACCATTTAGAACAACAACTTTTCCTTCAGCGTTTTTTTGTAACTTTCCTTGTAACAATGCTAAAGTTTGCTCTGCATTTATCGCACCAAGATTACTGATGGCTGCAAGTGCTGTTGTTTTAGTAGATGCGACTTCATTAGAAGTTTTCAAGTCTTCTAGTTGTTGGGATAAACTAGAGATTTGTTGATCTTTTTCCTGGGCTGTTTTATTAGCCTCTTCCCAAAGAGTTTTCCACTGACCTTGTTCTTCTAAATCTTTGGTTCGTTTTTCTTCTTTTTGTTTATAGACATCATCTAATTTACCCTTGATGCCTTTAAATTTTTCCTCTGCTTCAGCAGCTTCTTTACGAGCAGCAGCTAGTTTTGCTTCATATTCTGCTTTTACAGAATCTAAATTAGGAGCTTGTGGTTGTGAAGGAGTGTCAGCCACGGGCTGTTCAGCAGGAGTCACGGAATCAGGCTGAATGACTTTTTCTTCGATTGCCATTAATTATTCAGATAGTGGATTAGTAGTTTTCTTTTTTGAAACTTTTTTCTTAGTTTCTTTTGGTTCGGGAGCAGGACAAGCTTCAGCGACTTTTTGTGCTTCAGTTTTAGGCTCTACTACTTCCCATTTATAAGTTCCGTCAGATTGCAGAACTTTATCAATAGATCCAGCCATGAAAATGTGTGTACTTATCTACTATTGTATCAAACTATTCGGATTTGGCCTCATTTGCTGATGGTAATACTTCACCTTGAACCAAAATATCTCTAAATTCCTCTCTATCAATGACCTGTTGATCGAATAATGATGTTAAGGCTGTAATATCTTGTCCGATTAATCTTTCGATGTCAAAGTCTCTGCTAATTTTTACTTCTGGTGGTTCGATTCCAACATATTCGGCTGACAGATTGAAGGCTTTTTGTAGCTTTTGTTCCAATTCCATCGACACCATAGCAAGCATAGAATTAGTATCCACACGATCTAATCTGCGAGCATCTGCTGATTCTGCAACAAACTTCTGTTGTGATAATGTACTGATGCCTAAAGTAGCCATCTGCATTTGTAGCTCTCTTATTTCTGCTGATTGAGCATCAAAAGCACTAGAAGCTGGTTCTACATAGTAAACTTTATTACCAGGCTGAGTTGCCATTGCATAATTAACAGATATAGCTAAATCTTTAGTCTGGTCATCATATCCTTCCATCACTAGCATTGGTTGAGATGCAACGTGCAAACTATGAATTAAATCAGCCTGTCTCTGAAAATGAGCAAGATTTAAATATGCAATATCAAGTAAAGGTGGTTTACTTACTAAATTATCTGTTTTACCAGAATAAATTGTTACTAAAGGTATCTCACCCAAAGAAAAACTGCCAGATTCTACCTGTTTATAGTCTTTGTCAGATGATCCAGCTTCAAAACTGCCAGCAGAACTTCCATCTGATACATCATACATTTCCTCTATCTGCTCTTTTTTGCGGAATACTCTGTAACTTCCCGGTTCGATTACTCGTACTTGGTCAAATACTTTTTCTCCAAACTGTCCATCTGGGAGCACAGCTTTTTCGCCAAGTCTTACCTGTATCAAGTTTCCATAGTTTGATTCTCTATCTAGTCGCCAGCCATAAAGATTATTTGGGTCAACTTCTATCCAGTAAGGTCTACGATTTTGTTGACGTTCTTCAGCTAGACTTACTGCCCCTGATGGTGCAGGATAGTCAACAAGAATATGACTTTGACCATAAGTAAGAGAACACATTAGTAATCTTCTTGCATATTCATCTAAATCTGACTTTCTGCCGTCTACATCCATCTTGAACATTTCGGTCCAATAAGGATCTCCTGTAAGTGTTATTGGTTTTCTTAATACAAGACCTGTGGCTGCTCGGATTAATCGTTGGGTGAAGGGGGAGAATACGGCACGATTTACTCTAGCTAGGTAGGCATCGTAATCTTCTCTTGGTTCTAGAGGTAAAAAGGATTCGCTATTTGTTCGGAGGTAGTCTGTTCCTTCGGTTACAGCCTTCATTATTTCCCAGCCCTTCATCATATCGAGGACAGCTCTAGTGCGGGTAAAAGGACTATCTATTCCACCTACAGAAGTAGATGAAATAATGTTGGTTCTAATTGGTCCGGGTACAGCGTAAGTCATTTAACACCTCCATCTTTTTAAAGCTAACGCTTTTCTAGTGGGTCTGCCTTTTTTGTCTTTTAATGGACCTGGCATACCTTTCATACGAGCACAAAAAGACTTTCTTCTTGCTGCACGTTTTCCTGTTGGATTCTTTTCTGTTACAGGTGCTTTTAAATTACTTCCTGTCGCACGATTATATTTAGCTCTGCCTTTTGCAGTCAGCCCTCCCTTCTTAGACTTTTCGCCCCTTCCTACAGATAAACTTACTCCTTTCTTGCGTGGCATTATTTTCCCACCTTTTTCATTGTCATTTTATGGGCTTCAGTAAAGGTTTTGCCCCTTAACATCAGTTTTTTCATCTCTTCCATGTGCTTCTTGGTATGAGTGCCTTTCTTCTTATGTCTGGCTAAAGCATCTTCCTGTCTTTGAGTTAAAGTTTTCATTTTTTCTTCCTCTTTTTCTTGGAACGTAGCTTTTTAAGATCCGCAGCAGTAATCTTATCCCGTGGTGGGGCAACAGCAGCAAGTTTGCGTTGTTTGCTCGAATAAGATCCTTTAGGCATTAGATAGAAGCAGTGATAGCACCAGTTGTTACAAAACTTACTGATACTGTAGAAATGTCTCCAACAGTGGAGCTAAATGAAGTTCCTGTGATAATTCCGTTGAAATTTAGTTTTTTACTGCCTGATGTATCTAAAAATAAGTTGAATGTAGCATCGCCAGCATCTTCTGTTGTTAATACGTCACTAATAATTTCAGCAGTATCATCTCCAGATGTTGCAGTGTAAAGAAGATCAACAGTACCAGAACCAGAAATTAAAGATCCTACATACTTTCTTGATGTATCTCCATGAGCAGTACACTCAAGAGTATCTTTTGTGGTATCTAATGTCCAAGCTGTTGTAG